AATGCTTGCATTTCAAGCACAGCAGGTGCACCTTCAACTACCCAACCTTTACCCGGCACAAAGTGAGTACGAGTGCCGCGTATATCTGTTGTACCTAGCTTCTGCTCAGCACGCACTTTCAACGCCATAGCGATAGCTTCTTGGCGCTCTCGCTCGCGCTGCTGCATGTTCATTATATTGATAGCCCAATTCAACTGATTGGTTTCGTCTTGTGCTTCAGCATTCATTATGCCGCCAGCCAAAGACGCACCAGCACCAGCTAAACCACCTATCAGACCGAACATCTCCATCGTATGTACTCCTAGAAGATGCCCTCATTCGTGCGCGTATTGTTTGCTGCTTCATTTTGGAATGTATCATACAACGCGCTGCTACCTCCGGTAGTCGGTGTAGGAGTGTTACCAACACGTGCAGCAGCTTTGCCAATGAGTGGAGTTAACGTCAAAGAACTCACGCCCACCCACAGCACCACGAATGTCACCTTCAAGCTGACCACCACGTTCGCCAGCATAGCTACGAATGCGGTTAGCTTCAGCATTAGGATCGTAAGTAGTACCGAAGTCCCATTCAGCAGCGCGGTCGAGTGCACTCTGCCGACGCGAGTTAATGTCACCAGTGATGCCTGACAAGATGCCTCTGCCAATGCCTTGCAACTCAGTATTAGCAGTAGCCTTACCAGTGCCAAGATCACGCAGCGCACGGTCGTATACTGCTTGTGAAGCCTGACCACGGCCACGTGCTGCATCCAAGTCGGCAAGTGCATCGTTGTATTGTTGATCGAGGATGCTCGCCAGTATGGGATCATCACGCGTTGAACTGAACTCAGTCTCCGCATAGTACGGGTCGATAGCGGTGTTGAACGATGTACGGTACTTGTTGCGTTGACCAGTACGTGCACCACCTAGTATCTCATCAAGGATAGTTGGAGAGAATGCACTAGAGTAGTCCGCCCCCGGTTGTAGTGATTGATTAGCAGTGTTGATCCTACCAGTGAATTGATCGTAGACACCGTAGGGATCACCGCTCTCGATGCCTAGTGAGCGCAGTCTGTTAGTACCGCTGCTCAATGCACCTGTGTATGCTGCACCACGTGACGATTGCCAAGCAGCATCGCTTGCTTCCTTGGCACGGTTTTCTCTATCTCTATCTTCTTGTGCACGACGCTGTTCACGTTCAAACTCTTGAGCAGCTTCCCATTCACGAGCTTGAGCCTGTTCCATAGGCGACGGCTGCGGAGGTGGAACGTAACCACCACCACCTTTAGTCTCTAGCACGCGCTCGTACTTCTTCTTACGCGGCTTGCGTACTCTGTTAGGAATGTCAGTAGCGTCGCCAGCGTCTACACGTAGCTCGTTGTCATTCGACTTGTTCTGCTTGCTCTTGTGCAACGCCCACGCCGCGATGTGTGGTGCGATCATCGTCGTTACCTTTCTGTTTCAAGTGCTTCACGGCTATGTAGCCTTGCTTCTTATACCCTAATCTATCCAGCATAGTGATAATGCGTTCAACTAATTCAGGTTGTTCATCGTGTTCAACTTGCGTGTATATGTGTTCAACATTCTTGTCCTTAGCCCAATGCTCAAAGTGCCAAATCAACAATGCTGCAACTAGCCCACTACGATGCTCAGGTACAACAAACCACATTTCTTGCTGCGCTATATCAGCCATAGAATACAGACTAGGCCGAATAGTGCCAACGATGTACCCAATACGACGACCGTCGTTGTCATATCCCACCCAAGCATTGAGGTACTTCCTCTCTGGATCGCGTATACATTGTATAACAGCCCGCGCTATTGCACGCACATCAAAGTCACGATCACCACCAAACTCGTTGTGGTGCAATAGTGCGAGTTCTTCTATGTCAACACCCTCTTTAGGTGTTGTTAGCGGCATGACTTTCATCAGTTCATACTCGGTATCTTCACGTTTATACCCGCAATACCAAGTAGTATAATCATCACGTAGACGACGATTATGACGACTAGTACCACACCAAGTATACGAATGATGGTAGCGAACGGTTCACCTAGTGGTATGAGTGCGAGCAGTTGTTGACCTGCCCACACTATCACACCTAGGATAATGAGTAGGAAGATAAGACCTATGATAGTAGCTATCATTTGCCCCTCTGTGCTTTCCTCTTGACGCTGTACGCTATAGCAACAGCTTGCTTCTGCGGCTTGCCAGCCTTACGCTCAGCACGCACGTTCTTACTGAACGCAGCTTTACTTGCAGACTTCTTAAGCGGCATCATAGCCTCCGTGGTTGTTATGCTACTTCCTTACGTGGTCGGAGATACGGGAAGATGACTTCTACTTCATCGTCTGTCTGGATACCTAAGTATTCCATCAAACCGGGAGATATGTCTGCTATTCTATCTGTGTCTACATGCGGTCCCCAATCGCTAGGCCATGCTACGAACGCGCGGCCTGTCTTCGGCGCACGAACGAGTGCAACGTACTTCATACTAGCAAGCTGCTCTTTGGTGAACTCGTCGTAGTCCCAACGCATTGCTATGTATGGCACACTAGGATTGAGCCTACGTGCAAGTCCGCTAGTGTTAGGCGGTTGTGAGGCTAGAAACAAATGCGGTGCAGTTTCAACGTCGAAGATGAATGCAAGCCCCTCACTAGGACTAACACCAGTGTCATTAGGTCCACCGAACCAGCTAACCTTACCGTGTGTTTGCATCGTCATTTCTGCACCCTTTGCAACTTCTCTCGTATCTCGTCAGGTGTCTCACGCACACAGACAGCTACACTGCCAACTTGTATACCTGATCCATTCTGCGCCTGACACTGTTGCGTTGCAGGTCGCACTATCTGCACCTGACTGCTCTCAACCCAAATCGGTGAGCCGTCGAGTGATGTTAGCATGATGAGTACGAGTGTCATCATTAGTAATACGGTATTGTTGGTGGTGTGAAGTTTGCAGTCCAACGTGCTATGCCTTTGCTGATACGTAGTTCGTCAATGCTACCCACATAGTTTTGTCCGCTCTGGCACGCACCAATACACAACGCATTAGAGTTCGCTAAGAGTGCTAGTGATGACGACCAAGTAGTTTGCTGTACGCCGTTCTTAAAGGCGCGGAATGTGTTGCCTTGCCGTGTTACAGCAAGATGCTCCCAAACACCAGAAGCCCATGATCCGAAGTTAGCCGTACTTCCTGTTGCAATGTCCCAAGCACTACCATTGCTGGTCATGTAGATTTGTCGAATGCCTCCGCTGGCATATGACAAAATGAATGCTGGCATTGCAGATGGCAAGTCTCGTGCAATAGCACACACTCCACCTAAACGGTTCTCCCACCAATCAATCGTGAAGTCACCGTTGCCAAATTCCCAATCAGCATGATTTGCGAATGTGACGTAACCACCACCGGGATTGTACAAAGCTCCTAGAGTGTTGCCAACGGCTCCTGATGGATTGTAGATGTATGTATTACCGTTGTTAACTCCGTTAGCTTTCGGAGTGAGTGAACTATCTACCATTACTGTCGAGTTGTGTGCACCATCGAAGTGACACAACAACTTCGTGTATGGATCATTACCACCTACCAATGCAGGATCAGTCGGTGGATATGGTGCAGCAGGTACAGAGAAGCCCGCTGTCCATCGTGCTATACCCTTGCTAACTCGCAACTCGTCAATGAAGCAGTTAGTTGGGTAGTTAGTAGCGGCGTCTGCTGCACCAATGTACAGACCACCAGTTAGTGCGGCCATTGGATCAGTGAAACCTGCTTGTGTGCTCTTGAGTGCACCATTCACAAACAACATCATATTAGTACCGCTGCGAACAACAGCAACGTGCATCCATATTCCTGTAGGAGTTGGTACAGTATTATCAACTAGGTATATATAACGCACAGGACCAGGCGTTCTGTACGCTTCAACAGTGATCTTAGCATTGCCAGCACCAGTAGTGCCATCAATAGCAATCCACAAGCGGTCATTCAAGTCAGGACCGATGTGTGAAACTAACCCGTTCCACGTTGGTGCAATAGCATTCACACGCACCCAAAAGTCGATAGTCCAATCGCCAGTGCCAAACTCCCAATCGGTATTGTAAGGATAACTTATCTTGTCACCTGCACCGTCGAACAGACCTGATGCAGTACCGAACATGACCTGTGCTGACGAAACCTTAGCATCACCTGTAACTGTGGCATAGCCTTTCAGATACATCGAAGCGTCGAAGAACAGCGTCGAGCCTGTTGTGCCATTCATGTGCAGCAGTAGCTTCGTGAAGAAATCAGGATCAGGACCGTATGGCTGTATAGGAGGTGTAAAGTCGCCTGTCCAACGTGACACTTTGCTAATGCGTAGTTCTTCAATATAGCCGTTGTAGTCAAACCCTGTGGTAGCTTCACCAAGTCTGCCTACAGACAATTTACTACCACTAGCATCCAGCGAACCAGCGAACGAAGCAGTACCTTCTGTTACACCGTCGATGAATAGATAGAACAGCGTGCTTGCTCTAACAAGTGCAATGTGATGCCAACCACTGCCAGCGAAGGTTGACAGGCTGGTTATGTTGACAACAGGATTACCTCCTGAGAAGCATACAGCGCTTATCTTGTTGTTAGTACCAATGTCAAAGTCAACAACACGCCCACCTGTTGCATTAGATTGTCCGAACAACACTTGTACAGTACCGAAGCCACCTTGACGATTGAACCAACATTCAACTGTGAAGTTGGCAGAGCCAAATGCCCAATCGGCGCTATTAGGATAGTTGATGCTATCACTAGTGCCATCAAAATACATAGCACCATTACCGAACTTCGATACTAGTGTACTAACTTTGCTGTTGCCAACAACAGCCGCATTGCCATGCCTACCTATTGAGTAGTCTGTGAAGATTGTGGAGTTGTTAGGACCACTACCATGTAACAGCAACACGCAGTCAGCATCATTGCCTGTAGCGCCAACAGGTACACCGCCCTGACGAGCAAACAACGCTGGTGTGTTTCCCGCCAGCATCAGGCAAACCCCGCCGAGAAGGTGCAGTAGACGTCGCCGCTGCTGATAACCACATAGGAAATTATGTCAATCTGGCCGACGACACTTGTTGGCTTCACGCCACCGGGAAATTTGTACATCGCCCCGTAGGAAGTGATCGTGCCGCCGCTATTGATGAGCCGGATCAGCCCTTTCTGACCAACCTTCCAGCTAGTTGGATTTGCAAGTGTTCGCGTCCCTGACGGGATATTCCACGAGAAATCAAGGCCGAGAGAAAAATCTGGCGCAACGCTCGCAGCATCAGTAAGCGCCACCACTGCCGCCGCCGCAGTCCACACCGCGCCGGGTGTAAGCATCTTGGTCGGCGCGGCGTTGCTAATGTATTCGGCAGCGGTAGCGGCAGACGGTACAGCAGCCGTGACGAATGCTGTTGTAGCTATACTAGTATCATTGTCACCCTGACTAGGTGTAGGCGCTGTAGGGTTGCCTGTGAATGCAGGACTGGCTAGTGGAGCTTTAAGTGCATCTGCAGCATCGACATATGTCTTGTCAGCTTTTAACGCTATAGCTGTATCTTGCGTTGCGTTCTGCGTGTTGACATAAGTCGTATCAGCTTTAGCATTGATGTTCGTTTGCAGTGTAGTATCTGCCGCCTGATAACCGGCAACGATAGTTGCATCTTGGCTATCAACGTAGGTCTTATCGGCCTTCGCGTTTATTGTAGTATTCTGTGCGGTATTAGCAGTATCAACGTACAACTTCGTCGTTGCATGGTCGTCAACAGTAGGCGTACCAACGTGCACCTGTGCAAACGTAGGCGTATCAGTAACACCAACACCAATGTTCTCAGCCGCAGCCAGTGGATCAGCAACGTCGCTAAGGTTGTTAGCACTTTGCATGTCACCCGAACCGCTGCCACTCGTTCCTGAGTTGCCAGTACGTGTGAATGCGATTGCAAGATGATCGTCAGGAGCAACAACACCGCCATGCGAGATGTGTATAACTGACACCTCTTGCCATGTGCCGTGGTCTATGACAGGACCATTAACATCAAGCACCATGTAGTTCTCAGGCGAGGCAGTGTTGCGAATGTAGATACTACCGCGTGATGTTAAGTTGGTGCTATCATCCCACGTGATGACCCAAGGGCTGACATTAGGATTACCGAAGTCGGCGCTGTTTGCACTCAGTATAAGTCGCGTGATGCTAGTAGGTATAGCACTATTAAAGCGCGACTTACCTACACCGGGATCAGCTACAACAGTACTAGCATCGAAGTCCCAACGAAACGCACTCTGTGCACTCGTCGCCGCAGATGCAGCTTGACTAGCTTCCGCGGCGCTAGCTGCTGCTTCTGCTGCCGACTGAGCGGCATCTGCTGCACTCTCTGCCGCAGCATCCACAGACAACACGATGTTGGTGGCGTCGAAGATCGTCTGCCAGAAGGCGGCATCAGGAGGGAAAGTAGTACTAGAGGTGTGCGACGTAGTGCACAGGTAGTAGGCGTAGTCATCTACTACAACAATGTCACCAAGAGCAAACACCGTAAGAGGTGTCCACGGACCACGAAACAGTGGAACGCCTAATAGCTGCAATGTCCAGTAGGTAGGATTAGCTGTACGGTCGTCAGCAAAGGTGCCAGTTGCAGCGCTTGTATGTTGTACTAAACATCTATACAAATCACCAGTCTGCGCGTCAAATGTTCTATCGCCTATAACATACAAAGTACTATTCAACCACTCACCACGCACAGGCGGCGTGCCGAGTTGTAAGAACATACTATCAAGCTGGTTCCAGTTCGCATACTCATGTGTATGCCAACGTGGAGTGTCGAAGTTAATGAGTTTGAAGCCGTAGTTAGGAGTATAGCCGCGTATATTAGCTACCATCACATCGCCCCTCTCTACGAGCGGCGATTGAGCCATATATCTTCTTGTTTGTATAGTAAGCTAGATAGCACATTTTCTCTACTTTGTCAATAGCCTACATAGTAGTATCTACTAGCCGCGCACAACGCTTCCTTTCTGATACAGGAAGCTGAATGCGCTGATTGAGAGTGATTGTGTAGTCTGCCCACTTGTACGTACTTTAAGCAGTTTACACTTCACAGGCATCGGCCATAGTTTCTGTTCTCTAGTACGTCTACCAGCACCATATACTTGTGGACCTGCACCATATGCGCCGCTTTCATTCGGTACAAAGGTGAGTGAGCGAGCAGGTACTAGTTGACCTGTTGCTGCGTTCTTGTATATGTTGTCAGTAAACAGTTCGACAGTGAATTGTGCTAAGCCGTTAGCATCAACATGACAGAAGCGTAGTGCTTTAGTGTGCTGTCGAGCGCCGAAGTCGCTCCACGGTAGTTCCCACTCAAAGCTGATAGGCTCACCTTTGTATTCTTCCCAACTATCAAGCTCAGCTTCGCGTGCCTCTTGGAAGCTAGGAGCAGTTGTAGTTACATCAGCTAAGCACTTGTACACTAAGCCATCGTGATTGTCATACACGCGGTCGTTAGCGTGATATGTGTGTCCACTTGTCCATGTAGAGAAGTCATACATTCCATACCAATCACCGTAGACAGGGTTCTCAGCGGAACCATAACGCATCATGTAGCCATCTGGCGTGAACAAGAATGCACGACCTTCAAGCGTACCACAGCCGCAGTTGAAGCGCAGATATTCACCAGTAGCGGCGCGTGGCATAGTCTTGAAGCGCGACCATGCAAAGAGCTTCAACTGTGGCACGTAGTGGTAGATATAACCAGTAGTGCCGTCGATGACAGGAGTAATGTCAACAACATTACCACCACCACGCGCATCGGCGCCACTTGATGCAGGTAGGTCTTGACCTATCGACACTAATATATAGTTCTCATTCAACACACCTAACACTTTGCGAGTGCCATTGATGTTGGCAGGAGTAATTGAACCGAAACCTGTTGCGCCTGATATGACGATCTGATCGTTCTTCTCTAGCAAGTGTGCATCATGGCGCATTATCAACGAGCGCTTGGTAAATTCCTCTGCAGCCATATCAGTGTCGAAGTAGAACGGATCATCTGTCAGTCTACGCACATCTTGTGTGTCAAACTTAGGAATGTAAAAGTGAACAGAACGGTTCTTGCCATCGTAGAAGCCGAATGCCTTTGTACGCATAGTCTCTTTACGCATACGACCAATGTGCTTACTCATCATCGTTTCAATGTAGTTGCTCACACGCTCCGGTACTACAGCATTACTGATAGTTGACAACTTGGCACTAGGCACACCGTTGAAGTCCAGCATGAACATGTCACTGCCTATTTCTACTATCGAACGCGGTGCATTGCTGCCAAATCCGTTCATAGTATCGACAGGTTGCGGATCGTGTCCACCTGCATCATTGTAGATGCCAAGCTTCATCATCGTCGTTGAACTAGGAGAGATGACAAGTAGCGCGTCTTTGATAACTGCAAACCCACGAACAGCTTGTTCAGGGCTTGCTATGATCTTAGACATATCAATGTCAACAGCGTCCTGCGGATTAGTGGTGCCAGTGAACACCATTGCTGTGTCTTTAGCAGCAACACGTATCTCCGTTACGTGATCTGGATACTGTGCTTTGTCTGTGTCGTGAATGGTGAAATAGCGGAATGCTGACTTACATGCGTCGAACGCTGGTACGTTGACATTGCTGCTAGCATTGCCGGGATCAACTAAATAACGCACCCAACCTGTTGTACGTGTGAAGTCTATGGTGAGCGGTTTATCGTGTCCGTTACTGCAGATTAGCTCTTTGCCAAACACATCGTGTGCTACGAAGTCAGTATAGCTCCAACCGGGGAGTGTAGGGTCTACAGTGTTTGCTATGTTGTTATCCCATATACGCTGTACACCTTTCACACGGTCGATTGTCAATATCTCGCCAGCACTCGTCCATAGAATGACGTAATTGCTGAAGTACCGACATTCAACGGGTTCGCCGCCTAGTGCGTGTGTATCACGTACACTAGTCCAATTCAGCGGCGTACTGGTTTGTGTAGCTGTCGCTTTGCCATTGACTACTATCTCATAGGTGTTAACGTCTACTACCTTACGAATGCCGTGTGTAGTATTCATCATCTCCGCAGTGATGCCATTAAAACTACCAACGAAGCCACTAAAGGTGACATGATTGCCAGCCGTGTAGCCATGCGCTGTCTGTAGGATAGTAACGATGTTGCTATCTAGTAGTGTAGCAATGCCACCAGCTACTACGTTGGTAGTGCTAACAGTACCTTGCTTCAGCTTCAACCACATTTCGTAAGCGAACCGTGGACCTACACGCCTGTCGGTGTACGTAACCATGTTGTCGAAGACAGGAGCAAATTTAGCAGTCAAGTTCTGCTCACTGTCAACTACGTTCAATCCGCCGCCGAAGTCTCTAATAGTTGTGTTATTGAGCTTCGGTGTAGGCCGCGGCTGTTTCGGTCTGCCGAGTGGCTTTAACCGTGTAAGCATCTGCACCATAGCTAACGCCACCTGTTGACGGTTGAACGTGAAGACATAACAGTGTCAAGTGGTATGTTAAATGTTTGTCTGTTGAACTGACTAAGTGCATCTTGGAATAGAACACGGAACTTGTCACTCGCACCGGGATTTGTCCCATCATCTTCTAATACGTCCCAACATGTGCCGAGCATGAGTAATTGCGTGTCTATGAATATCTCGTCGCTGTCTTTCTCAAAGTCAGCGGGTTTAGTGCGATATGTCACATATACAACGCCTTGCGTGTTGACAGGCAGTACTCTAAACCAACGCGCTTTGTTCCTACCCTGTGGTCGTAGGCTAGGATATTGAATATCAACATCGCGCACGTTCATCGGCGCTATAGGCAATGGCTTAGGTGAGTTCTCCCAAAACACACTGTGTAAATCGCGCCAATCGTTGAGCTTGCCTGTCAAGTCGCCAGTGATTTGTCCTGTAACACCGTCAAGTGTGTAAGGCTCCTGATATGTAGTATACTCAGGTAGCCAATACTCACGGAATATCATGTCGAACTTGTGCTGAACTGCTAACTGTATACGCGGCTCAGCATATATCTGCGCGTCAAGACCTTCGACTAGTGCAAGACGCTGCAACACTTTGGTAACAATGTCACCGAACGTAATCACGTTGCACCTCCACAGCTACACGAACGGCCCGCGTGGTGGACTATCCACGCGAGCCATTCGCGCCCGTCCCTCAGAACTACTCTACTTCGTAGTAGGCTTTGCACTGTGAGCAGCAGGTGCAGCACTGGTCAGTTGATCTTTTTTGAGCGTCACTACACTGCCATCTGCGAGTGTACACACGAGCTGACCACCGTCCTTCTCATAGCCGGGGTCATTCGGGTTAGCATCACGCACTGCGACAACACTCTGTCCTTTATACTGCTGAGCATATTCAACCACTTCAACCTCCTGATGTTGGTTGCCAAGATTACACGGTACTACACAATTACGTGTGCACTACCATGCAGGTTGCTACGATCTACAACGCATGTGAAGCGATAAGTGCGTACACCATCAGGAGCGGCGTTTGGCGTATAAGCACCACGCGGATCGCCACTGGTGAGCGACTGCGTAACTACACCTGCAAGCAATGCGCCAGCAGTTGCAGCAACATCACTAGTCAACTCACCATACATCGACGTATGCAGCACCTTATACGGCACGCCGAGAATGACGCCGACGCCAATGCTGATTGTAGCTGCCACTGCCGAGCTAACATACGCTACTTCTTTGAACATCTTTTTACCAGTGACAGCACCAGCGATGAGTGTAACACTCTCTCGCATGGCTTGACCGAGATAGTCATAACCCACGATCACACCAGCACCACCGGCACTAGAAGTAACAGTGACGTTACGACCATAACGACCCATGATGGCGTCGTTCTGTACAACTGCTGGCGCAACATTGCCAGCAGCAGCGAGAATGACGCCGTTAGCTAGTACAGCAGCACCCGCTGCAACGCACGCAGGAATGTCAACTGTACTGTGTCCATCAACGCTCACATCAGCCGCATAACAGCAATCAGCTACGCGGTGATTGATGCGGCGCATACCGGGGATAGCAACTTGTACCGCCATGTGATTATTCCTCTACTGTCTCTTGCTCTCCACTCGCAAGCAGCTTTTCAACGAGTGACGGATCACTCTCTACGAGCTTCGTGAGAATATCGAGCGCTGTCTTCTGTTTGTCTGACAATGCAGCACTCATTTGCTGCATCCCAACTGGTGTATCGTCGCCGCCTTCAATCAACAGAGGAACAAGGTTCTTGTTGAGCTTCAAGCGCACTACATCTTCATGTGAGAGGAATGCACTATCACCGCGCAGTGTACGTACCATGTAGCCTTCAAGCACTACTTCAGTTGGTACTACTCTGAAACCGATTTCATCTTTAACAGTGCGATTGACGATAGTCTTACGCGTCATCGGTTCGATAGTGTACGCTGGAACGGGCTTCTTACGCTCGTCCATCGTATATGCTGCGCGCTTCTCTTGGAAGCTCACTACTGAGGGCGTTTCAGCCATACTTGCTCCTTTAGCTATACATTGTATAGCGGTTAATCGTTGACGACTGCATGTGTGCGGTATTGCTTCCACGTGCAGAACTGGCACTGCGTGATGACACGCTGGCCGTAGCCGTCAATCGTCCACGGTGCTGTCAAGTCAACATTCTTCATGTTGTTGTCACCGAGGATATGAAGACGCAGGTAGGTGTCATTAAGGAAGTACGCACGATCAACGGGGCAGCTTTCATCATAGATGATCGGCACACCATTGTGACTTACACCGTCGAAGCCCAAGTCCATCATACGCTTGCCGCTGCTGGTGTTGGTAAGCGGGATGGTAAGCTTGCTACGAACAGCAGCGCGGTACAAGCGATAGTGATTACGGCCAGCGATGATGACTTTAGGCCGCTCTGTACCTTGTTTGAGGTCGAGCAATACGTCATCATAAGCTTCTTCGATGTTGGTACTGTTGAGAGTACCGGCAAAGTCATACGAAGAAGATCGCCATTGCACTTCAAGCGCACGATCCACACCGGCAAGAGAACCTGTAGTAGGATCATCAGGTACAAGAAGTGCAAGACCATTAGGATCGTTGCCACCACCCAAACCGTAGAGGTAGCCTGAGAACTTCTCCTTGATGCTGAGTTCAAGAGCCTCAAGCTTGCCCTGAAGCAGCTTAACTGCAGCTTGCTCACCTTTGTTCTCGTCTTCCTCTTGGTTGCTGATGATAACAGTACCGGCGATGCGTGACCAACGGTACTCTAGCTTGATAAATTCCTGTGTCTGCTGCACAGGAAGGCTATCGTAGTACTGATAGCTGCCTACTGTCGGGTTGCGGCCCGTCAGCAGTGGATTAGTGATGTTGTAACCGCTACTCTCGTTCTCAATGCGGTCACGTGCGAAGCACCACGCCATCAGCGCGTTGCTCTGCATAGCTGCTACTATCAACTTCTTGCGCGAACGCTCGATAGTAGTAGCGAGGACGTTTTGGAGTACAGGCATTGTGTCTGTGTCCTACTTGGAGTTGAGTTCTGTGAAGACCGCTGCCGCAATGTCACGCCAAGGTGCATTAGACTTGAAGTCTCCACGCGAATTTGCAGTGTTGTGAGTAGGAACGCCGTTAGGTGCTACTCCACGCATGTTGCCGGGAGTTGACCGTCTACGTCCACCATTGGCTTGCTGTTGGCGCTGCATAGCTGCTTCAATCTGCGGCCTAAGTGGTGACGTAAAGTCGAAACCTCTGCGTTCTACCCAACTACGAAGCTCAAAGTACGCACGCTCTGGCGTCAAGCCATGTTGCGATACTAGGTTGCTGATTTCCACACCATGTGTCTCAGCATGAGGGTGTTGTTGGACAAATTCTTCCATCTGCACTTGTGCAGTTTCTTCAATTTGTCGCTGTCTTTGCTGTTGTTGCGTCTGCCGCTCTAGCGGTCCTAAGCGTCTATCGAGTTCATTAGTAATGACACGTGCATTGATAGCCGGAACAGCGTCATTACCAAACAACTGCTCCATAGTCACGCCAGTAGACAGAACACGTGCAACAATGTCGCGCACGGCAGTAATAGGATCGCGTTCAGCCATAGCTCGTAGCTGCAGAGCCTCTTGTGCCATCTGCGGCGACAAGTTGTTCTGCTTCATCACAGCATCTAGCGCTTGATACTGTTGGAAGTGCGTCTGCATCGCACGGAGTTGGCGAGATGCTTGATTAGCTGCATACTGTGCGCGGTTAAGGTTGTACGCGAGTTGTTTTTCGCGTCTAGTTGCAGCAACCACTTCGCCATTCTTGCCAAGTAGCTCTCCTTTTGGCCCTTTCTTAGGCTTTTCAGAGAATAGCTGCTCATCTTTACTTCCTGACTTGCCTCTATGTACGTCTGATCCAGTTTCGCCCTCTCCCTGAGGCTGCTGAAGTTCACGCCCATCTTCGCCTCCTTGTTGCTGCTCTAGCGGCAACTCTTGTTGTTGTCCTTCATCACCACCTGTGTCACCCTCAGTCGGTGCAGGTGTCTCTTGTATGCCGAAGGTGTTACCTACTGCATCCATCAAGTCTTCTGCTTCTTTAGGCATTGTAGCCTCCTATGCTGTAGCACCTTGCTGCATCTGTTGTATCATCTGCGCTGCTATATCAGCAACACTACGCCCACGAGCCAACTGCATACCGAGTTGTTGCTTCATCATAGGCGGAAGTCCGTCGATAAGTCTAGCGACTTCTTGCACTATCGACGCAATATCGTCAAGCTGTGGCCCACCACCAGCACCAGCACTACCTTGTGGCGATTGTGCACCTTGTGGTGGACCACCTGCACCTCCTGCGCCTTGTTGCCTTATCTTCATCAACTCGACCATGCGATCTTGGCCTTGTTGCCGACCTTGTTCGTCTTGTTGATCTTGTTGTTGCTGTTCTGGCGGCGGTCCACTTGTCTCTTTGATGATGCCTTTGTAAATTAGCTCCCAATCTGTCTGACTTATGACAGCGTTGTCGAACGCGCTAGCCAGAACCTTGAGAGCAACTACCGCTGCAATGGGTGTCGCACGAGTGAACTGACCGATGATCTGCGAAATTTGCAGTGCTTGCTCTTTCTTCGCCCGACTAGTAGGTTTAAGAGTGCTACCACCCACAACACGAGGCGTGAATGTCTGCCTAATTGAAGCTGCATCCATCTTCTCCCAACTTGAAGCAAATTCATCACCAAGTAGCGTGGCAACTTCATCCTTTTCCATGAACTGCAAGCACATTTGTGCTACTAACCACAAGACAGTGCCAACGCTGTCTTCGATTGCGTCCATTTTCTCATCAGCACGCGTCTGTGTTTGGCTCTCGTAGCTCTCAATGGCGCGTTTGTGGTGTTTGTCTTGTACTCTACACCACGCTGCACAGATGTGACGCCTGATAGACGGTCGATTGCCTCAAGTACTGGTTTTTTGTCGAAGAACTTAATTGCGTCAGCACTTGGTGGCAACAGTGGACCGAGTACGTCACCGAGTTTCTTCCCTTCTGGCAGGTCCAGACCGATTGAGTTAGTGTCTGTTGTCCCTGATATGAGTGCGTCAAGCATACTACTATCTTTGAGCGCGTTCTTGTCATATGCTACCTTACCAGCAGCGAACTTACGTACCTTCGACCACTCATTGTTGATGATGTTTATGTCATCTTGTTGGTCGAGATAATATGTAACTTCGCCTTTGGCGTACATTGTGATGGGATCAGTGTGGAACTCCATCGGCACCACAGAGAAAAACTGGTCAAGGCTATAAGGGTCATCCCATACCCACAGAGGATAGCACCAGTCATTGCAGTTGTATAATTCAACTCGTCTGGTGACTTTATCCCATACATAGCACACCTTTGTCATCTGTGCAGCTAGGAAGCTGCGTTGATCGGTGTAGCCGTACTTGCTGTACTCGCTGCTAGAGTAGCTAAACAGTTGGAAGTTGTCTGTCTGACCACGTTCACCTTGATCTGGACTGACGCCAGCCTTGATGACATTCGTAGGGCTGAACACACTCTCCCACTCATCACTGTCGGGCTTCTTGCGTCCATACTTGGCGCGTATTAGTGATGTGTACATCAAGTCTTCAATCATGATCCAGTTGCACTGACCGCTAAGGTCTAAGTCAGTAGCAGTAGGATCGACGATGACTTGATCCGGTCGGCGCACTTTCACCCACGGTCCACTAGGCGTTAGCATGTCAATGGTTTCTTCTAACGCCAGCAGCTTGCCTTCAACTTCCTTAATGTCCTTCTGACTGCTAGCCTTCTCTAACTCAGCGCTCAATCTTTGTACTTCTTCTAGCGCTGCTTCACTGCTGTCTTCACGCAAGGTGTAGCCAACTTCAAACCAACCGACGTTGGTTAGTGTAGTAGATACTATGTTGCGCTTCACTTTACGCTTTAGGTTCAATCCCGGCGATGTTTTCTTTGCGGCGAGTGTGTTTACAAGCTTCTCAAGTGTGCGTTGCTTCGGTTCATCTGTCTTATCTTCGCTGGTAAACTCTGCTTCGGGGTTTTTAGTGAATAGCATAGGAACGAGAGCGCTGACGTTCGCAAACACCAAGTTCTCAGTGCTGTCAATCGAACCTTGGAGGGGTTTACCGGCTGTACTATCTTCCTCTGCTCGTGATGAAGCATTAGTACGGGTATGGTCATGGCGATAGTACCTGTATGCTTCGTTCCATGCATCTAAGTTCTTAGACATTGCACTCTTACCCTGATCGTAGCGCGAACGCCACAACGGGCCGCGGTGCTTAGAGACAGGTATCTTGCTCTCACCTATCACACGGTAGACAGGTTGATCGTCTACAGGTTGTTGATCTGCAGACATGACACCTTCATAGCTGTTCACGTCGCTAGCAGGTGCAGCAGGAGGCGGATTGTCGTAGTCGTCTTCACCAGCCATTAGCGTTCACCTCGCCAGATTGCATCAAGTACTTCATAATCACGGTCTATGTAAACTGGTAATGAACCTAACTGCGCCCACATGTCATAATGTTGGTTCATCTTGTAACGCAAGTAGAAGTACCGAATGTGCCGTATGCCCCACAGCCTAAGCATCACACAAACCCCTTGTCCTTAGCAAGCCACATCGGCATCGTGAACGTGCCATCGTTGTTGTCTTCAACTTGCGACTTCGGAACCCACTCAGTGCGCTTACCATCGTACAGGCGAAAGGCTTTCTCTGTCTCACCGCGTACTTCAGCAGCTACATCGAATAGCTCTTTATCAGCCATAACGGTGTGCCCTAGGGTTCTCTACACTCTTGTCACGCTCTTGCCACAGCATCCACGATGGTATGCGCTCATTCTCAGGCAGTATGAACTTGCCTATATCTGGCATCTCACTTAGTAGATATTTAGTCATGTCCATAGCGTGATCGTTGCGATCTGTTGGTTTGTCTATTCTTTCACCCGATGTACTCTGTTGCCAGAAGTATCCAGCTACTTCGTCTGTCCACCAATCGAGCTTTGCATTAACGAACAAGCGCGGGGAGCCAGCAACGCGATGAATAGGATGAAGCAGATTACGATTAAGATTAAGATAGCTTCCGACTTTGATAATACCATTTGCCACATCGTTGTTTCCACGACGCATGCGTATGTCGTCGTCTTTGAACATGTCAGCTATCGTCTTTCCCACGGTGCGTTTGTTAACTGTTCGTCTACCAAAAATTGAGGGATCAGCGTTGATCTTGTGCATGTCGTCAAGTTCAGCACTCCAATCGGCACGTATACGCCGTATAGCACTAACTTGCATGTCAATGGACATTTCCTTTTGGTAGAAGCCATCGCACAGAATAACGTGCTGCTCAGGCGTAACGAATGCAAGACCATAGCAACTAGGCTGCGCTTGTCCGTAGTCATATGCTTCGAGCCAGTTTGCATGATAGCGTTGTTCTACATACCCATCCAGCAGAGCATGTATGTCGCCCTCTTGCAGTAGATGTATAGAGCTATCGTATTGTGGGTATACAAGACCTTCGTAGGCGACCCAACGACCGAGCAAGAAACGGTCACGTTGCTGTCCCTGATACATGGTTTCGAGCGTCTGAATGAAGTCGCCGCCCTCAGCTTCATGCACGTGACGTAGCTCGTAGGTGCTACCTTCGATAACTTCGATAAGCAACTGCGGCTTGCTATGTTCATCAAGCACCGGCTTGCGGTTTATATCGCGCACGCATATGAGGTCTTCAGTTACTACTCCGGTCTTCTTGTATTGTTGCAGTGGACGTACTAGCTTCGTGTAGACCCAGTTGCCTGTTGGGATTGCATGTCAACATCATCCAACGTGGCCCAGTAACAGGCATATGAGGGTCATCACCAACATACCTAGCACGACCGCGCAAACGACCAAAAAGGTCAAGGAAGTCTTTATGCGTGATTTCAGGGTCTTCAACTTGGTCAACGATCACCCAATCGAATGTTGCACTTAGTAGGTTGCTGCTGCTGCTTTCTGTCTTTGTGCCTTGCTGTGCGATGTAACGAAAGTAGATAGTTGTACCGTTCTTGAGATGACAGATGTTATCGCCGTTTTGACCTGTGCTAAAGCTGACGATCCACTTAGGAGGACACCACTTAAGAAACTCCTTACGTATAGTGTCGTTGAGCTTAGGATAGGTGGACCTAGAGATGAGGCCAGTACTACCGGGGTACAGATCAGATAGTTGTAGTGCTTTAATAACTGCTGCCGTTGTCTTGCCGTTACCAAAGCCCCCTCCGTATATCTGCACCTTAGCACGTGAATGTAGAAAGCGGTCTTGAAGGCTGTTCTCCTTCAACAGCAATTCAGGACGCTCAGCTACGTTGACTGTACGTGCGCGCGGTGCCATTACTTTGCATCAGCCCACTTAGTACCGCCTAAGTTACGGAAGTAGTCGCCAGTTGCACTATCTACACGGATTTCACCAGTGAAGCCTACAGTGCTAGGTACACCACTAGCGAACGTGGTAGGTGTACAATAGCTAACGTCAACATCACCCACAGCGCCGTTAGCTTTGATACCTTGTCCGTCTTTATTCGGGACGATTGCCATTGTGTTTCTCCTTAACAGGCGTAATGTCAATGCTAGGCATCTGCTTGGGCTGTGCTATCTCACGTATATGACGGATGACTAAGCCGCCTTCAAGTGAGTGCCTATGCTCCATGACTTGCTTAGGTGAGAAGCCTCCACGGTCGAGCATGTTCATTAGTATGCGCGACTTCGTAGCTGGCTTGGTGTCTTCATCCTCTAGTATGTCCTCTAAGCCGTCTAGTGCTTTGCCACTCATACGGTCAATGCGCTTCTGTACATTGTCAGCTTCAAGCAGCGCTAGGTTCTCTTTCACCAGCGCGTCGAGTTGACCGAATAGCTGTAGGCCCTTAATCATGTCAACTTGAGACAACTTCAAGCCGGTTGCTTCAGCTATCTCAGCATCGTTTATTCCTAAGGTGAAGTAGAGCCATACTACACCTGTTGTAGTTACGGCCTTGGTGTCTGCTGGTAGATCAATGAGATTGCGACGAACAGGCCGATTGTTACGATCACGACCGCGAACAGTAGCCGCTTCGGGAGATTGTTTAGAGCGTGCTGTCTGTTGTTGTATGACTGCATCAGGCGATGTTGTTGGAACAATCGCTTGACCGGTCCGCGTGTCGATGACGAGGCCATTTGCAAGTGGTAAGTCTGTCATCGTGCTAAGTTCTTCGTCTTACCGGGGGCTGCTGACGGTTGTCGTTGTCTACCTGTCTTACCGCCTGTGCTGCGGTATATGTCAGCAATCATTGCAGCCATACGCGGGTTGTTAGCACCGCCGCCAGCACGCGGTGTAGGAATAGCATTAGCACTACGTGGCATAGGCACGCCGCCGCTGCCTCCTACACCGGGGCCTTGTGGTACTGTAGCATTAGGATTGCCAACAGCACGTTGCATCATCTGTGCACTGATTAGGTCGTCCATAGGACCACCAGTAGGAATACCTGCAGGACCACGCGGCATAGCACCACCTCCACCTTGTGCTGCTAACATAGCAGCCATACGAGGATCAACTTCACCACCTGCACCTACACCTACACCTTCACCACCACCTTGTTGTGCTGTGGGTTGTGCA